TAAATCTACTAATCCATCTAATTTAATTTGACGATAATTTACTTTGTGACCTTTACTTGCAAGGTAATCAATTAATGATTGAGCTCTTTCTAGCTCTACTCTGTGTTTTTGACCATAGTCAAATGAGATACCTGTTACAGTATCATACTTCTCGATAGCTCTTAACAATAGGGTGCTACTATCCATTCCACCACTTAAACTTACTACACAATGTGCCATAATTTATTTATTTAATATTTGCCAGGTATTTCGCGTATAGGCTAACGCTTGATTAAATTTACATTTTATGTATGATCGAACATACGAAAAAATAGTTGAAAATCCAACTCCTCCTATTAAAAGAGTCCATAAATTTGGATGATAGTGTTCTCCACAAAGTCCTAATGCATGTCTTATAAATTCTGCCATATCTTTATTCTTCTACAAATTCTGGTTCACTATAATCATCAATTGGTTTATCTCTTACTAGGTCCCAATCTGCATTATCTATAATTTCTTGTTGGAGATCTTCATCACCTGTTTTCCATTGTGCTAATTCTTCTTCTGTTAGCACATACTCTTCCCATCTGTAATTACAATAATTTACATTTCTTGTTAATTTAGCCATAATGTTTAATTTTATCTATATTATTTATTTCTCTAAACTTAGTTGTATTATGAATAACACTTAAATAATTTAATTTACTAAAATCTATATCAAAATAATCATTCATATTCGCTTTAGGTTTTACATTTAAACCTCTTTCATTATATAATACTTCTTCTAAAGCAGCCATTACTGGGTTTGAAGTATCAATTGATTCAATTCTAGGATTATTATCATACCACCCAAATTCTTGTGGTATTGAACAACCTAATAAATGGAATTTTATATCTTTTAAATGGCCTATTTTAAATAAACCCTGTACAAATCGTACTCTACCTAATGCTTTTCCCATATCTGCATTAGTATGTGGAAAAAAATCATTGTACCATGTAGCACCGTAAGACACACATAATTTTTTATATCCTAAATTGGCTAATAAAGTAGCACATAAATAAGCATCATTTTTATCTTTACCTTGAATTACAGCAGTAAGTTTTGTTTTTTTAGGGTATTTAAATTGTAACCAATACTTAGCTTGGGCAGCTGTTTGATGACAATCCATCCAAACATCTGGTACTATAAATTCATCTGGTTTTAACTCATTAACCCAATAACGTAATCTTTCATGGTTATATGCTTCTCCTAATTCATGAAGAGAATTATCCATAATAACATACCTACCCGTGTCTCGAGCATTAATAAAATATTGTTTATACTCTTCATCTATATCTAAAAGATGAGGTAAACAATAATCATAATCATTAAATTCAGGAGATGATGTTAATAAACATCTGGGTACTTCGTGTGATACTTTCATTTATATAACTTTTTTAGGTCGTCCTCTACGCTTTAAAGGATGGGGCATATGGACTATTTTATACTTTTCTTCTATAATATAATAAAGATCTATTAGGGAGCCACTACAATTTAACATTTCTTCTTCAACTTGTTCTCTATTACATTTGAAATATTTGGTAAATTCAACTGTTAACGAGCGTAATCTTTCAGCTTCATCTTTTTCAAAATCCTCAATTAGACGTTTTCTTCGTGCTCTAATAACCTGAGTTTTTTCTAGGTATTTTGCATAATCCATACCACATTCTTCTAATATATCATTTAATTGATATTCAACTTGGTATTGTTGTGCTTTATAACATGAATAATCAAAATCACCATTAAATATACGCTCACGAAGAGGTTTACGGTTATCAAGTGGTTTGTTTTTAGGTTGATAGCTTCTCCACCACCTAAATTGGTTGTAATTTATTTTTTGATATTGAGATAATTGCTTATCTACTTCTTTTCTTGATATGGGTATATCAAACATAAACTTTATTATAAAATTATTAGCAAGGGCAAACTACCCATAAAGCGAAATATAATGTATAAAATATTGCTGCAATAAACAAAAAACTTGCTACTGTGTCTATTTCCTTTTTAAATTTTTTCATAACTTTTATTTTATTATTACTGATTTACCATCATATTTAGCTCCTGGATGTGATTTCATAAATGATAAATCGGCTAATCCAGAATAATATTGATCTAAAGTGATTTTACCATCACTATACTTTTTAACTAATGAATCATAACTATCTAATACGTGCATAACCTTTATTTAATGCGTTGACTTAATTATCAACAGGGTAAATATACGAACTCTACCCCCGATAGCCAAATTTTTATGCGAACATTTTCCAATTTTCTTCAGCTTTTTTAGCATCAATTTCATATGGGTGATTACCATAAGTATAACCCATACTGTAATACCTTTTCATCCAAGACCCAGATTGTAAATAATGAATATATTCATGAATAATTCCTCTAATTACATCTTCAACACTATCATTATAATCTGAGTATATAAATAATTTATTTTCTTTCCGATCATACTCTGCATCAGCAGGTTCACCTTCAGCTTCGGGCTCACCACTTAACCTAACTAAAATGTTTTTATGTACTTCAATTGGTGGGTATTCTTTTTTACCTAAACCATAATGTAATCTAATATTAGGATATACTTTATTTGCTATTTTTAAAATTTGATTCTTATCCATAACTTATTCTATTAAATAATCAATCCATTTAGTGCCTTTAGTATCTTCATTTGGAAAAGCGAATACATACTGCTTCCCACCAAAAGTTATCATTTTTCTAAACCCAGAAGGTATAGTAGCACCACCAGGGACTTTTTGGTTTGAGAAATATACTTCAACCCTAACTTTTACTTCATAAAAATTAGCTAAATTTCTTTCAAATGCCTCTAGTTCTTTCCAAACTCCTCTATTTAAACCTTGATGTTGTAAAGCTGAATTTAGATATGTAAAGGTTTTGTGCAATGTTTCTTTATCACAATTAAATGAAGCAGCCGGGGCTAAATGTCCCTTATCCCAAATATTATTTTTATAATCATCATTATCTGAAGTATGAATTTCTTTATCTATATAAAAATCCATTCCTTGCCTTGAAGCATTTCCTTTAGGACATTGTACTATATATTCTACCCATACTGGTTGTTCTTTTTCTTGATCGTATTGAACAGTAAAAATGTCAGTTGTTATTAACTGACTATGTGCAATAGAGGATATTATAAAAAATACTAAATTAATAAGTTTTAGTTTCATTATCATTTAATAATTGGTTTTTAATTGCTTGGATATTTTCTTTAATTTTTCTCTTTCTAAATGTAGATAAATCAGAATCTAATTTATCTTCTAATTTCTTAATTTTATTAGTTGCTATATCAATTTCATTTTGGTCTACTATTCCATCCTGATTTAAATCTAATTCTGAATAATGCTCTCCTTCATTACCATTTTGACCAATTATATTCATTCTTCTTTCAAGTTCTTCTTCATCTCGAATTCTTTCATCACGAATTTGACCTGTTATGTTTTCCCAATGTTTACGTTCATCTTCTCTTTCGGCTTCAAAATCATATTCTTCAGTTTCTAAATTATCCCATTCTGAAAATTTATCTTCAATTTTTTCCCCATATAAGTTTTCTTTATATTTCTTTTTTGGGTAAGCTTTTTCAAAAGCAAAGTTAGCTGCTATTACAAGAGATATTGCTAGGGGGTCAAATACGAATATTATAATAAGTAATAACCAGTTTATAATTTTATCCATAGGAGTACCCGTTAAACCTGATAGATACTGCAGTGGTCCTAATTCTCCAGCTACCTCGTTATTATTATCAAGCTCTAGTACTTGTAATTGAAACTTCTGAAGGCTATCCGAAGCTATTGTTCGTTTTTCTTGAGCCAATTTACGATTCTCCTCCTCAATGTTAATACGACTCTGCGCCATTCTAAGCTCAGTTGTGGAGATTGTTTGTCTAAAGCCCCCAGATACCGTGGTGTCTCGTACTTGGATGGACGAAGCTTTTGCATTAGATAAAGTACTAATGTTATTAGATATTCTTTCAATTTCCGTATCATATCGATTTACATCATTTTGGTAAAAGTCAATTTTTTGTTGAATAAAATCTTTTTGATTTTCTACTACTGTTAATTTAGAGTATGTTTCTTGATAAGCAGCACTTAAAAATCCATAAATACCCATACTAGTAATTAATACTAATATAACAGTAGCAATAGATAAATAAATACGTAATGTTTTATTAATTGTATCCCAATATTGATACAAAAGGGAAGCTGTAACTAATTTAGCAAATTCTAATGAACCCGCCATTATAATAACCTCTAAACTAGCCCCAGCAAAAAGTTTGCTTAAGCCACTAACTGAATAGAAAGCGGCTGAAGCTGAAACTGACAGGGCAGAAAATCCAATTAGGAATGGAAACATTCCTTGTTTAATATTCTTTAACATGGTTATAAATATAATAAAAAAGTAGAGAGGGGGCAACCTATTTTCTAACGCCCTTATGTTTATCAATACTATCTAATACTTGATTGACAATATCTGCTTTAATGAACCCAGCCATGGATGCATTTTTTACAGTACTTATTAATTGGAATATTACTAAAGGCATAAGCATAGTTTCGCTTAACCACCCAGCTCCGGGTATACTTTTTTCTATTACTAATATTAGGGTTAACATGATAACCCAAAAAATTAAAGTTCTTAAAATTTTTATAGCTTTATAGGTTTTAAAACCTTCTCTTTTAATACCAGCTATAATACCAAAAAACCCATCGGCAAATACTAAAGTAGTGATTGCTAAATACTGTTCTGCATTTTGCATTGTGAGTTCCATAAAATAGGAACATATAAATCCTAGTGACATACTTGTTATTGCTATGATAGATTGTGTAGTTTTCATCTTATACTATATCGTTGCTTTCTAATAATGTGTAGGTAAATGAATTACCCCAAATCTCCCTTGCTGTTTGACATATATCTAAAAATTGATGCCAATCATCATTATCAGCTATTACTTGACAACCCGCAGACCATTTGTCTACTCTTATTGATTTTCCTCCTGATCTTCCGGTTGCTCTATGAATATTAATTCCAAAGATACCTTCATCAATATTTTCTTCTAGTAAATCATATTTACCATCTCTATTATTGTCTCTATATACTTTAACTGGGGATTTTTGCCCTAAAGCTAAATATTTGCCTTGGTGTAGTCTTAATTCATGGGAACCTCTATATTGTCCTGGTTTTAATATTGCAACTCCTTTTTTATTTAATAAATTTTGTTCCCAGTGTGTTCCAGGATCCGTAGTACATTTAAAACAATGGAATTGCCATTCACCTTCTATTTTATAAGATAGTGTTATACAGTCATCAAAAGCATTAGTGACTCTATTTTTAGTCTCTGAGTTTCTTACTCCAATGATATTAACATCGTAATCTCCTCCTGTGAAGTATTTGTAGCCTTTAGCATTCATTACTTCTTCTATTTGTTCTCTTGTATAACAGCTCATAATTAACTACATTTATTTTTTATCTTACTATACAATTCATCTGCATATCCTGCTGGGTCTTCGATGTGTGCTTTGGTAGATTCCATTTTACCTATTAGGCAATTTTTAAAATCCTTACCGCTTTTACCTTTTAGTAAAGTTTCTATAGCGCATGCTTTCATCCATGTTCTTGGATCATTACCTTGAACTGAGGACTTTACGTCGTCAATTGCTATCATACATTGTATTGCGTCTGCCATAATTTACTTTTTATTACCAAATATTTTACCTGCTTCAGCAATACCAAAGGCTCCTAAAACTACCAATACAAAAGAATCATATATAAATTCATTTATAACTAAGTCTTTACCTAAATATCCAGTTAATAAGTCTGCTACTGCAAATATTACCATTACAGCAAATGCTAAGAATCCTACTACTGATTTTTCGTTGATGTTATTATCATCATCAAATAAATTTTTAAATGCCATCCATTTACGTTTTAAATAATTTAACATATATAACGTATTAATTAGTAACCGATTTGTTTTATGATAAATATGAGCTAGAAAGCGCTCATTATAAGTTCATCAATATAATCTTGAACTTCTTCTCTAGTGGCTGACATTTTAAAGCTAATATCAGCTTGATATCTTTCTACTTCTTCTCCGTCTTGAAATATTACAATAGTTGGTACAACTACTACTTTAAATTTACCTGCATCCGCGGGTTTAGCTCCTATATCAAATTTTTCAATTTTGCAATCTGAGAGTTTATCAACCCAAACAATATCATTTGCTGCATTCCAACCTGCATTAAAATACTTTACTTCTATTTGGCTATATAATGAAAATGATAATAAAAATATTCCAAATGTTAATAACTTTTTCATAATAAATTTATCTTAGTTTATCAATCTTCTCTTCCATCCGAATCATTCTATCTTTTAATTCTTTAACATCATCTTGAGTAGTCATAATTGTTTGACGTATCAATTGGTCTTTCATATCGTATTCCATTCTAGTAACATCTGGTGGTGGTGCTACGGGTAATTCCTTAGCTTCTTCTATATCAGCTTGAAGTGCAAACCACATACCTACTACTGTAGCTATACCGAATGCAATACCAATTAGTGTTTGAATACTAACTGTAAAACTTGTATTTTCGCTTAATTCTTTTGCTTGTTTAGCCATTTTTAAAATATTATATAATTAACTCCCATTGAAAAGTTATGCCAATTTCTATTCCAGTACTTATTATAAGTACCTTCGGCAAATAACCCAAGTGATTTAGTTAATTTGTATCCAAATATTAAACCACCAGAATAATCAGTCCATTGACCTCCATTATAATTATGGTAAGAAAACTCATCTCCAGTTTTTACATGAAAAGGCATTACATTACCCCAAGCATGTAGCCAGAAGTCTTTAGAATATTTATAATAATCGAAGCCAAATATAAGAGAATACTCTAATCTTAAAGGAGCTGCATTTTCTTTCTTTTCTACATAATCAACTAATACTTGTGGAATTATTACTTCTTCCCATACTTCTGTACTAGTTGCTACTACATTACCTGAAGGGTCTAAATATGTTTCTCCTCCTGTACCATCAAATTCTACTTCATATCCTTCTTGAATAGCAAGCCATGTGTAATGTAAATTACCATTACTTAGCATCCATTCCGCTAAAGGATCATATCCATAAGGTTTAGCAAGTCTTTGAGCAGCACCTAAATTGATAGAAAATTCTTTAGTAATGTTATGTTTGTATCTCTGGGAAGCTTGGAAATATTCAATATCAATAAATCCACCTACTAAGTACTCTACTTTAGCTACCCAATCATCAGCTACATATCTTAAGAAGTGGTGTTGGTCTAAATATTCAACTCCCTGTATTCTCCTTAAATCTCCTTCAAATAGAAATTCAAATCCTTTTATCCTACCTAAAGTTGCATTATCTGAATAAGATTCTTCTGTACCATTATAAAATACATTTTCTCTATTTTCGTATTGAAATCTAGCTATTTTTCTAATACCTAGTGATAATGAATAATCAAATGGTGTTTTTATTGTATTTTGAACTAAAGCACCTGTATTTACAGAAAACTGATTTCTATCTGATAAAGATGTTCCTCCATTTATCGCTGCAAATATAGTCGAAAACTTAAGTGTTTTCTTTAACTCTTTTTTAAATTTAGATTCTTGACTAAAACCTAAAAACGGGATTACTAAAAATAGTATTAATAATTTTCTCATTTTATTCTTTAATTATTCTTTTGTTAAATATTTTGCCTTCGTGGCTAATAGATAAGAAATAAACTCCTGATCCTAATTTAGACATATCTATTGATTTATTAGTAGAGTTATTTATAATAAGTCTTCCTTGTAAATCTCTCAA